TGGATGTTAGTCTTTTCCTAATGTCAACTAGGGTCTTGCGATTATCCTAGTTATACTTGCTATACTTGATTTTTATTATCTCGTAAAGCAAATTTTTTTTAAGCAGTAACCTCTTCATTATTCTTTTTCTGAATTAAGGTTTGTACTTCCTGTACGGCAGCATCATGATTAGGATGATTTTTATCCCAATAAGCTGATCCAGTCTGCTGTAATTCGTGAATTTGTTTATCAAGCTGTGCTGGAGTTAAATAAGAAGGTCCAGATGCCTGAACAATATTATCCTCTCCCATTTTATCCGCTAATGCTGCAAAGGCTTTTATAATCGTTGGATGATCTCCAAGTTTAGTTCCATCGTTTAAATGGGTACTGTGCAGAAATTCTTTATCTATTACAGATAAAGCTACAGCTCTTGCTTTTTGCATTTTTGAATCATAAGCCTGACCCCACTCTTGTTTGAGTTCTTTGTTTGCATTTTCCAATGTAGCTGTAGCCTTCGAATTAGAATCCTGTAATTCTTGTGCAAGCAATTCATTATAAAATTTAACCATACCATTAGCTTGTGTAGGAAGTAATCCTAACTTATGAGCCTGGTCTGAAAAACTTTCTAATGATTTTTTATTAACATTGGCATTTTCCGGAATATCATATTTATATTCTCCCGGAGTTTTAGGTCTACCCAATTTGTCATAAACCGCAGACCAATCTTCATCGTTAGCATATTTGTTTGGAATTGGTATTTTATCAGAGCCAACTAATTTCTGTGCGTGGATATAGCTTTTGGCTAATGATCCAACATCTTTAATACTTTCTAAAGATTTATCAGCTCTAATATCTTCTGGAATACTTTGTTTCCAGTCGACATTTACTTCTGGAGTCTCTGTTTTAGGGTCTCCAGACAGTTGACTTTGCTCTGGCGCAACTGCTACCTCTTGATTTTCACTACTCATTTTTCCTCCATTTTTTTAGTGAGCATATTTTTAATAAACAAGATAACGGATCTTGTTCCTTCTAAAAATGCAGACTCATGACTATCGCCTTTAACATGCGTAGTCGCATGATAGCTGCATCTTTTTTCCAAATCATCCAATACTTTTTTACCATTATCGGAATTGAAAACTTGTTTGTAAGAAATAACTAATTGCTTTAAAGCGTCTAATGTTTTTTGGTCTATTTTATCCACCCTGGACTGCCTTTAAAGCAGGAGCAATTTTTCCTGCTGATTCAGCAACTTGTTGAGCTTGTTGAAGCTGCATTTGTTCCATTTGCTGTTGTTGTTTTTGTTGTTGTATCTGTTGAACTTCAGCCTTTGATCTCATTATTTTAGCAGGTAATCCTAAAACATCCTTAACGTGATCGACTAATCCATCAACATCAATATAATCAAATACCGGAGCAACATTCTGCATTGAGCCAAAAATTTCAATTCCCCTCATAATAGACGAAAGCTCCTGAGTTTTTTGAGCTTTGGCTAACGGAGAGACATATTCAATTTCTATAAGTTCGTCTCCAAGCATTTCCGGTCTTGGTAAAAATTTTGCATTTTTATCCAGTAAATTAAAACATCTGGTTATCAATGGTTGTAATAATTCTGATTGCAGCCTTCCTAGTACGGGACCCAGTAATCTCATCTTCTCCTCGGTTCTCTGCATAACTTCCGTTGCTGTCATCTGTACGCCTTGAACCGTCATTAACTGATCGACAAAAAAGTTTTCCCTAATAGCTTTTCTTCTCTGCTCTTCCATTTGAATACCTATAGGATTATTAGCTCCAATATTTAATGGTTCAATTCTTTCCCTAGTTCCCGCTCGATAGAAATTTAGTCCCCCAGGAACCGTTCTAACCGGTAAAATAAATCCATCATCTGGAACCATTAAAGGTGGATCAATCTGTTTTTGTGCCGCTCGAATAGTTGTCTTGGACATCGTATTCAACATCTTCGTATCTGGCAGCGCGTTCATTGCTGGAGATCTTCCGTAAATTTCATTCGATGAAGATTTTAAATATCTAGGTACAACGTATGGAAATTCCTTAAAACCACCTTCTCTTAATAAAGATCCAGTATCCTGATGAACATGGCAGGAAATATAATCCATATTCTGCCTGTTATCATAACCCATTGGAGTGTTGCTTTTAAAAATAGAATGAAGAATAACAGCTTCGTCATAAGGCTTTTTATCAATCATTATCTGCAACGATCTTGGCAACTGAGCTTCAGGATACATTGCTTTAATATTTTTATGCTTTAAATGAAATCTGCGGGTTAAACTGTCAACAAAACCTTTTTCGTTTTCTGTAATAAATATTTCTGAAATATGAATAGTTTTAAATCTTAAATCATCTTCAACATCTTCTGAAATAAACATTGCCGATGTACCGAATGCCAATAATTCGTGGTAAAGTTCAAAAACTTCCTGCTGAAAATTAGATCGCTGAAAAGCCTGCTGCATAATTTTCGCACAGCTTTCTAGCCATTCAACCGCCTGGTCATCCTTGTTGATCGCCTCGTTTCTATATTTTAATATAAACCAGGGAGAAATAGTATTAGTCAACATTCCATTTAAGGATGCTGCCAATAATTCCAAAGCATGTGTTGCTGTACCATCATACATCTGATCATGGCGTTTATTGCCTTTAGTATGCTTGATCGTTATGTTTGATTTTCTTGGTAAAAAATAATCAGCAATATCCTGCCAATGTTCTTCCCAGGTTGACCGTTGAGCTTTTAAACTTTCATACCGCTCAATAACCATTTGTGCTTTTGGTGTAATTGCCATCTATCCTCCGAGTAACGAATATTTTTGTGTTGTTAAATCCGTATCGCCTAATCCTTGAGCTTTAGTCATAATCATACTAGATCTTCCTTTACCTCTCGATATATCTTTTGCTGACGTAGCGGTTACTTGCGAAATTTCCGCTTTTGTCGGTGCAGGCGCTACATACGCTGGTGTTGGTGCCGGTGGTGGTGGTGTAGGTCTAAATACTCTTGCAACTCCTCCCATATTAATCTCCTCCTAATAAAGTTTTTTTATAAATAAGTTCATCTTCATCCATCAAACCAGAAGCTCCGGTTAAAATGGTAGATGCTCTTCCTGTTCTTCCAGCTCTAATTTTAGCTCGTTTAGCCGCAATCTCTTCCTGTCTTGCGGTATCTTCATATTTTGGTGGTGCGGGTAAAGGAGCTGGCGCTGGTGGTAAAGCCGGCATCGCAGGCATCTTTGGCATTAAGAAACCCATTGTCTATTATCTCCGTGTATTGTGTATTCACTCATTGCTGTTTTTTGAGATGCTCTTTTTTGCCTAGGCAAATCTCTAATTCCCAAAGCCATATAGCGCGCAGCATCACAGGCGTGCGATGACCAATCTTTAACCGGTTTATTATGAAACATCTTCATTCTTTCATTATACTTTCTATGATAATGTTTCAAGGCATCAATTAATGGTTTTGTTGTTTCCATATTAAACCAGCATTTCGGCAGAACCATTTTTAAACTGTGAATGCCATCTTCAAAATTTAGTTTCGGCAGAATTTTAAACCTTATACCCAACTGATAAGCAACCTCTCTACGGGTTTTTCCGGTCGAAAATTCTGTTACTTCTATGTCGTGCGGAGCATAATGATCTCCGTAAACATATTCCTTATCTTTTACCAACTGAACATAGTGTGGTAATCCTTCCCTATTATTCTCATAATAGTCAATTATCAAAATTTGATTGGCAAGCTGCTGAAAAAAAATAATAGCTGTACTGTCATCAACTCCCAAATCCCATGCGGTATGAACCAATAATGCCGGATCATAACCTACCCTGGATAATTGTTTTTTTTCTTCTAAAGTCTTTATAATCTCTCCATACACCGATCCTTCAATATTTGCAATCCAATCGCATTCAAATTCCTGTTGGTACTTATTGGGTCCCATCTCCCTTTTGGAAGCGTCTAATTCTTCCTGGTCAATAATTCCAGTCTTTGAGGCTTGAGCGGTATAAGCATACCACTTTTCATCAGACAGCGCATATTGGTAAAGCTCGTAAAACAGGTTGCTCATACCCGCTGGCGTGCCTATAAAATAGCAATATCCCTTCCTGTCGGATAGTGCAGGTCTAATTATCTCATTCCATAGCCTGGGGTCTATTTGAGCCACCTCATCGACACACACCCCGTCTAAAAACAATCCCCGGATAGAATCGGGATTTTCAGACGAAAGTAAAGTTATTCGGCTGCCGTTGGGGAGATCACATCTTAGCTCCGTTTCGTGGAACTTTACTCCAGGAATACCACCGGCAAACATTTTTAAATAATCGTAGGCTATCTGTTTCGCCTGGCGGTAAGTCGGAGCGATGTAGGCATATCTTGGGTTTTTAAGTTTATTGGTTAATGCTGATTTAATTAAATGGTTGATCAACATAACGGTTTTTCCCCACCTACGATGACAAGCTAAAACCGCAAATCTATATTTGTCCAATTCCGTATGCAGTTTATCCTGCAACGGTCTTGGAATATAGGGTATTTCTATGTGCATAGTTTAACCTTACAAGATATACGCAATTACGATAATAACAAGTACACCAATGACCACCTTTTTGTGGTCTTTCCAAAAGTGCATAATTTTATCCATAGTCTCCTCCTTTGTTAGTGTATTTCTTTTCCCAAATTTCTTTCTGGCTCAAGCCTATTTCATCATCCTTTTGTTTTGTTTTGTGATCGATTGCACCCTGATTAATAATTTCTACTAAAGCGTAACGATAAACCTTTTCAGATTTTCCCCATTGAAAATGAAGTAAAAATCTTGGCTCTATATACTGGGTAATATTTCTTGGATCAAATTTTGCCAAAGTCATTAATGTACTGTGGGAAGATCCATTAACTCCTTTACGGATCTATAATTAATTCCACTACTTTTCATCATCTTGTCTGCAAATCTAAGCGCGTGTTTCTCGTTTTCAAAACCATTGAAATGAATAACGAGACCGTTGCTCTCCTCCGATATAAAAACCATGGCGGTAATAAGTCTGTTCTTTTCCTTTTCTAGCTTATCTTTAAATATTTTTGTTTTATCATCCATTTGTTTGTGTGTGTCTGTGTGTCAGACTCCCTATCTATATATATATACTTTTGGCGCGCGGATTTTGGTCCATACCCTACCTTTGTTCTCCTAAAACCTCAACTTTTATATGCAACGACCGATAACGATTAATTATCGGAACATTACTAGTGATAGTGATTAATTATCGTTAGTAATAAATCCAAGGAACAGCTGTTCGAACTCCATCCCGCGCGCGCGGATCCGTAGTCTTTGCTTAATAAAAACCAACCTCAACCAGTCTTAGCAAGACAGATAAAAGAAAACCCCAGCGATGATTAGTCGCCAGGGTTTCTAAATTTTATTTAGTGTTTACTATTAAAGTGAATATCGTTATCTTCTTTAACACCTTTAACAAAATCAGCTAAAGGATATTCTTGCTGTTCTTTACCTCTTAAATATTCCCTACCGACAATCTCAAATTTATTATTAACCCAATAAACTCCGTTGTCGTAATTATCACAATCAAGATGTTTAACGATGCCAACGCCAAGACTTAAAGTCCCACCAATAGCATTGCCGATGATCTGTGAAAGTCTTGCAACACAATAAGAGTTGTCATAACCTCTTACTCCATAATCTTTGGCAGTTTGTAAAAACCCTTCAACGCTATCCCTGCCTCCATTCCAATGAAGATAGATCCCAACGCTGTTTTTATCTTGCTTTCCATTTTGTTCAAAAGCAATAACGGCTCTATTTCCCATAAAGACTCCTTTCAATTAATCTATAATTGAGCGTTGCCAATATGTCAAGATGTTA